GTGGTACACTAGCAGAAGGAACGTGGCCTTATCCACGGCAGGAACGTGACCTTATTCACGGCATTTACCTATACAAAGGGCAAAACTATGGCAGAGATGCAACCAGACGATTACGTTGAAGAATCTGACTTTGATCAAGTTGGGGTTGAAGAAACGCAAGAGGCTGAAGATCAGGACGAAGGTCTTGATCCCGATTCATCACCGGGGTCTGGGGAAACCCAGAAACAAAAAGTTGTTTTTTCGGAAGAACAGCAGAGAATTTTCGATCAAGCTATTGCTGAAAAGACCCTGAAGTTTCGGGAGGCCGAGCGCAGGGCAGAAGCACTAGAGCGTGAGCGGGAAAGGCTGCTGCAACAGATGCCGAAGCAACAACGCCCGCAAGTTCCAGAAATGCCTGACCCGTTTGCTATATCCGATGAGGAATACAAGAGGGCGGTAATAGAAAGGGACGAGCGACTAAAGCAGGCTGCCGCTTTCGATGCCCAGCAACGCTACTTGCAAGAACAGCAGGAGCGTATGGCAGAGGAAAGGCGCTTACAGCAGCAAGAGGCTTTGAACAGCAAGATTGCCGCATACGCATCACGGGCAACCAAGATGGGTATCAAGCCAGAAGAACTGCAAGTGGCCGGGGCCACGGTCAGCAATTTTGGTATTCAGAACGACTTGGTCAACTTTATTATTGAGGATGATCAAGGCCCACTGATTACCAAATACCTGTCGCAGAATCTGATGGAACTTGAGAACATCCGAAACTTGTCCCCGATGGAAGCGGCGATCCGAATTGCTACCGAGATAAAGCCAAAGGCTGTTGCCCTGAAACGTAAGGTAAATCAGGCTCCAGACCCTGTTGAAACGCCGCAAGGTGCAGGAATATCCCCCAAGCCAAGGGGGCCGTCAGGAGCCACTTTTGAATAGAGGTGACTCACAATGGCTAATAATCTTAATAGTAACGTTACCCGGAAAGTCGCTCGCGTCTTTCTGGATGCGTTTGAAAGCAATCGCGTTGTAACCAAGACCGTTGACACGCAGTTGCTGTCTGGCAAGTTTAATCCTTCCAGCGGCTCTACTGTTGACTTCAAGCGTCCGCATGATTACAACTCAATCCGTACCGCTGGCGGTGATATCAGTTCTTCAACCAAGTCTGACATCATTGCTGGTAAAGCAACTGGCACTGTCCAGAACTACTTCACCGTAGCTACCGAATGGGGCAACGTAGAAGAAGCACTGGAACTGGATCAGCTGGACGAAATTCTGGCCCCGATGGCCCGCCGCATTGTTACCGATCTGGAAGTTGATCTTGCTGCATATATGCTCAAGAACTCCTCTCTGAAATACGGTAACCACGGTACTGCCGTTGATGCGTGGTCAGACGTAGCTGGCGCTGGCGCTCTTATGGACAGCGTTGGTGTTCCCATGTCAGGTGACAAGTATTACCTGATGAACCCGTTCACCACTACCAGCTTGGCTTCTGCCCAGAATGGCCTGAATGCCGCTGATAGTCTGGTGCGCACTGCATGGGAAAAGTCTCAGATTTCCAGCAACTTTGGCGGTATGCGGGCATTGACCAGCAACGCACTGGCCAGCTTCACATCTGGCACTGGTGCTGACCGCGCTGGTACTCTGACCGCTGCTCCTGACGCTACTTATGTCACAGCAAAGGACACAATGACTCAGTCTCTGGCCGTCACAGCTTTCCAAGCTAACATGACTGTCAAAGCTGGTGACATTGTTACCATCGCTGGCGTAAACCGTCTGAATCTCGACACCAAGCAGCCTATGATTAGCGCCACTGGCGGTAACGTAGAATGGACAGGTGTTGTAACTGCTGACGTTACTCTGGGTGCGTCTGGTGAGGGTACTCTTGTGGTAGCCGGCCCGGCCATCTACGAAGCCAATGGTCAGTACAACACTGTTGACGCTGCTCCGGCTAACGGCGCTGTCATCACCATCAAGAGCGCATCTGCGACTCTGTACCAGCCGAACCTGTTCTTCTTGAAGCAGGCATTTGGTCTGGGTACTGTCAAGCTGCCGAAACTGTACGCAACTGACACTATCGCCACTACTAGCGATGGTATGTCAATCCGCGTTACCAAGTACGCAGACGGCGATGCCAACACCCAGAAAGTACGTTTTGACCTGTTGCCTGCTTACGCAACATTCAATCCGTTCTTTGCTGGTCAAGGCTTTGGTGTATAACCAATAGGTGAGAGGGGGGCTTTGCCCCCCTTGAACTATGGCCACCAATAGAACCCCGGCAAAGGGGAAAGCCAAAGTTAAAGTTACCGCATCTGGTAAGAAGGTCAGCTATGGACAGTCTGGCAAAGCATCAGATGGCGGCCCCAGAGTGCGCCCCGGCACAAAAAAGGGCGACTCTTATTGCGCAAGATCGGCGGGCCAGATGAAGGATTTCCCTGAAGCAGCCAAAGACCCCAATTCTCCACTAAGACTTAGCCGCAAGCGCTGGAAGTGCAAAGGCTCAAAATCTTCAAAGGCTACTTATGAATAAGGGTTTATACGCAAACATTCACGCCAAGCGCAAAAGAATAAAAGCGCAGAAAGAACGCGGTGAGACGCCAGAGCGCATGAGGAAGCCCGGATCGAAAGGCGCACCGACTGCGAAGGCATTTAAGCAATCTGCCAAGACGGCAAAAGGCAAAAAGGCGAAATTTGAATAATGGCTACAGTAGCGCAAGTCGCAAAGGCGGCATTACAACGGATATTGGTTCAGGCATCCGAATCATCTTTAGAGCCTGACGAATATCAGGATTTCATATTCGCCATGAACAATTACATGGGCGAACTTGACGCGCAGGGTATTACGCTTGGATACACCACTGTCAGCGACTTGGGCGATGAAGTAACTATCCCGACAGGTGCATTGCGTGGCCTGATAGCCAATATGGCCATTGAGGTCAGCCCGGACTACGGCGGCGTTGTTAGTGATGGATTACGCAAAGCGGCCCGTGAAGGCTTGCAGACAATGCGCCTGCTTGGCCAGCATATTTCAGAAACTAAACTGCCCTGTACTCTCCCGATTGGGTCTGGCAATGATGATCAAAGCTGGGGATTCGGCGGTCACTTTTATCCAGAAAGCGAAGCAAGCATTCTGGCAGAATCTACAGGTGCTATAGGCTTGGAGACAAATACCAATGGTTGATAGAACACAAGGCCGCAAGAAAAGCGATTTCGTTGCCAAGTCAACAGTTGATGCTGGTAGCTATCTTGACTACTTTGTAAACGGCACAAACTATAAGATTTCGTATGACAACTTTGTTAATACGCTGGGGGTAACTGGTTCAATAACCACCAAGGGGCCGGGTACTGCTGCACCTGTATTAACTACATCTGGGACTATTAACTACATCCGTGGCATTGAAGATGGCCCCGGCGTGGTTGCAAACGTATCCGCTAATGACGGGATAAAGATCGAGCATAGCTTTACCGCCGACACCACTGGGACTCCGCTGTTTCTCAGCACGACATCGCAGAACCCAGTGATTGCAAGTCTAGTTGCCGGTGCTGGCATATCTCTTACAGCCACATCAAATTATGTCACCGTGACAGCCGTTGCCCAGCAGACATTTGGTCAGGTAACCATGCACGGCAACACAACCAACACGGTGATTGCGGCAACCAATACCCCGGTGTTAATTGCTGGCACTTTTGTTGCTGGAACAACATCTAACTTTACATCAACAACCGGCGGCCGACTGACTTATACCGCAAGCCCAAATTATACCGTTGGGGTAAACGCATCAATAACACTGCGCCCCGATTCTTCAAGCAACCAAAACCTAACGGTGCATTTAGCCAAGAATGGCACGGTTTTAACTAATGCAAACATTAGCCGTGTGATTAGTTTTGGCCAAACAGGTAATGTGTCACTCAATTTTACAGTATCGTTATCAACCAACGATTATCTTGAACTGTTTGTATCTAACGGTACAAGCACAGATGATATTTTGGTTACTGATGTATTGTTCGGAGTGCATTGATGCCCGTAACCCAGCTTCCTATAGCTAACGGATTCTATATCAGTGATTCCCTGCCCATATCGGCGCAGGAATGCACTAATTGGTATCCGAACATAGCGCAGGGTCAGGCGTTGTCTCAGGAAACCTTATTTGGCACTGACGGCGCTGAACAGGTAGCCACATCCGGGGATGTTGAAGAACAGAACCGTGGTGCGCACGAGATGGCTGGGAAGCCATACTTTGTCAATGGCGACAGCCTTCACCGTTTGGATGAGACGATAGTCGGAACAACGGCAACGTACAGCCTGACTAGAATTGGCGAAGTGTCTGGCACTTCAAGAGTGTCAATGGCCGACAATGGTACGCAGTTGATGGTTCTTGTGCCGGGTGGTGACGGATATATCTATAACCACGTTACCGACACTTATTCACAGATTACCGACAGTGATTTCACAGCCAATGGCAACCCGCAGTATGTTGCGTTTGTTGATGGCTATTTCGTGGTCACAACTGACAGTAAGAAGTTTATTGTAAGCGCCCTGAACGATGGCCTGAACTACAGTGCGCTGGACTTTGGTACAGCCGAATCTGACCCGGACGATATTGTTGCCCCGGTTGTATTCAAGAACCAGTTGTTCATCTCTGGCGGCCAGACGTTTGAGGCGTTTCAGAATATTGGCGGTGCAGACTTCCCCTTCCAGCGAACTGGTCTATTCTTGCAGAAGGGCTGTTATGCGCCGAACTCGATAGTCAACTCGCAAGATACGTTTATGTGGGTAGGCGGTGGCGAAAACGAACTTGCGGCCATTTGGGCGCTGAACGGCAACAGCACGGTCAAAGTATCCACAACTGCTATTGACTCCATTCTGGCTGGCCTGACCGAGACTCAGGTATCCAATATCTACGCTTGGGCATACGCCCGGAAAGGCGCGTATTTCATCGGGTTCGCGTTACCAAACACCACACTGGTCTACGATATAACCACCCAGCGCTGGCATGAGAGAAAGTCTTACATTGATGGATCACTTGGTGCGTACCGTGTAGCGTCCATAGCGAAGGCATACGGCAAGATATTCTGTGGGGATACCGTGGACGGCAGGATCGGAGAATTGACCGCAGACGTTTATACAGAGTACGGAAACACCATTATCAGGCGTGTTGCCACCCAGCCGTTTCAGAACAATATGCAGTCTGTATTCTTCCCCAGCTTGGAACTTACCGTTGAATCTGGTGTCGGTAACGGCGCGGTAAACGATCCGCAGATCGTGCTGGAGCGCAGCAAGGACGGCAAGACTTGGAGCGATCCTATCCCCAGAAGTATAGGCAAGATAGGCGAGTACCAGCGCCGGGCTATTTGGCGGCGTAATGGCCGTGCTGGCCGTTTTGAGGTGTTCAGGTTTACTTTGACTGATGCCGTGAAACCAGTGATTATACAGCTTACAGCGAATATAATGGGCGGGGATAAGTGAGCAATCCCATACTCAATGTCGCCCAGCCTATCACCCGCAATGATGGTACAATGGAGCAGGCATTTCGCCAGTGGACGCAAGACGCATCGTTGAGCATCCCGATAGTCGGCTCTGGCAGCCCGGAGGGTGTTGTTGAGGCCAGACAGTACAGCCTGTATCTGGACAGCGCCGGGGGCGCAGGCTCAATTCAGTATCGGAAGATGCAACCCGATATTGGTGGCGACAGGACTAGAGGATGGATAGCGGTATAGATTACGGCATGGAAAAATGCGATACAGAAACGGCATTATCCATACTTCAGCATCCAACCGTGGTTAGACCTTTAGGGATATATGCGACAGAAGTACATAACAACCTTGAATACTGGTTGTTGGACAAAAAGGTTTTAGTTGTATCTATACCAGATGGGAATGATGTAGAGGTACATATAGCCTGCAAACGAAAAGATAGAGCAGGCGCAAGAAAGTCTTTACACAAAGGGTTGAGATTTTTCAAAGATCGCGGATTTAAGAAAATATGGACAACAGCCCCGGCAGAAAGAGTGGCTCTAGTAAATATGATTAAATCTTTAGGTTTTGTGAATAAGAAAGATAAATGGGTGTATGAATAATGGGCATAGCTACAGCAATTAAAACAGCGGTTTCAGCTAATCCTCTTGGAGCAATTCTTGGTGGCGCATCTGTAGCCACTGATTTACTTGGTCAAAGAAACGCTAGTAAACAAGCTGAAAAAGCTAACGAACTTTCTGCGCAGCAGTATCAGCAACGCAGGAGTGATATAAGCAGCGCATACAGCCAAGCCATGCCGCTGATACCAAAAGCATATCAAGCACAGCGTAATGTTTTGTCTCAGATGCAAACTACCATCCCCGGTTATTTGCAGCAATCTGCATTGCCACAGTTTGACTTGGTTCAAAAAGGGGCTGAGTTGGGTCAGGGTACTCTCCGTGGCGGTATGATGGCGCAGATCGCGGCGTTGACCGGCGCACCTATTGATTACTCATTCGCTCAAACAAGGACGCCAAAGTTTGACTACAGGGCAGCCGTTGCGCAATCTGCTTTCCCGGAGATAGACTTGAGCGCTATTGACAACGCAATGGCTTTACAGGGTCAATCAATTCCGACAAATCAGCTTCCAACAAATCAAAACTGGTCAAGAAATCTTACGCCAGATCAGTTGGCTGGATTAACTCCTGAACAGGTTCAAATGATACAGCAGTTCAATATGGTAGGTGATGTGATGTCACGTTCTGCTTCAGGATCGTATATATAAGGTAATGTGAGATGGCTGTTACAGACGCACAGATCAGGGCGGTATTAGCCGCAAACCCAAACGCTTCAGACGAAAGAATCCTGAAGGCGCTGGCAAACTATGGCGTTTCGCCAGAACGCTTCACGGCTGTTACTGGTAGAACTTTGGGTTCTACACCTACTCCAGCACCTACGCCTACTCCCGCGCCTGTCGTTCCGTCATATCAAGCGCCGTCATATACAAATATGGCAGATGCAGAAATGTATGCCGCTATGGCTGGGCAACAATACCAAGCCCCAGCGCCGGCCCCAGCACCGGCCCCAGCACCGGCACTGGCGCCCGTCTATCAGCCACCAGCGCCAACGCCTGTTTATCAGCCGCCAACACCAATGCCTGCGCCCGCTCCTGCGCCTGCGCCGGCCCCAAAACCGGCCCCAGCGCCCGTCTATCAGCCGCCAGCACCGGCCCCAAAACCGGCACCGGCGCCGGTGACTGCGGTTACCCCTGTATCAAGACCTGTGACTCCAGCACCGGCCGTGACACCAGTTCCAGTTCAGGCAACTGCTACACCTTCAACGGCATTAAGCGGCGGTATATCAAGTTTACCAGTAGCACCTACAACACCTACGGTTGTTGCTGCACCAAAATCTGCGCCAATAATCACAACCCAGACAACTACGCCGCAGATAAGTATTGCGCCTGCAAGCACGGCCAAGACAAGCGTGGTCACGGGGCCAACGGACGCGGAGGTTCGTAATCTAGTGCAGATGTCAAAAAGTCGTGCTGGTGGCGATATGAATGCGGCTATTGGGCTTCTGATTGAAGCTATGGGTAATGTTGGTATAACACCAGAACGCTTGTCTCAGGTGATAAACGTCCCGGTTTCTACAATCAACCAGTACATATCTGATTATCAAAATACAAATGCAACGCCTGTTGTGACTCAGCAAACCGTAACACCAACAACAGTAACAAGTGCGGTAGCGGGGCCAACAGATGCCGAAATCCGCAATCTAGTGCAGACGGCAAAGAGCAACGCTGGCGGTGACACTAATGCCGCTATCGGAATGTTAATAGACTCGATGGGAGGTGCCGGGGTAACACCAGAGCGCCTTTCTCAGGTGATAGGTGTTCCGGTTGGCACTGTCAATCAGTATATATCCGATTATCAAAATAAAACTGGATCATTTGCTCCCGCTAGTCAGGCTCTAGCTGGCACACAGTCTCCTGTAACCCAGCAAACGCCTACAACTGCAACCACTCCGCTAACAGGCCAAAGCCAGACCGGCTATACTGATGAGCAGATACGCAATGCTGTACTAAATAGAGCAGCACAGCAGGGGATTGTAACTCAGCAAGAACTATTAAGAGCCGCTCAAAATTATGGTGTTACTGACGAACAGCTTGCTAGAGTCTTCCCGCAGATGCAGTCGGTAGTATCTCCAACGACACAAGAGGCCGGTTTAACGCCAGCTATAGCAGCGCTTGGTAGGGCGGCAGGCACAGTAGAAGATGTAAGTCGTCAAGGCCAGCGGGAATTGATTGACAGGTTATCTGCTGTTGAGGGCCGAGTTGGCGATATTTTTAACACCGCACAGGGCTACCAGCAAACATACCGTGATCTTGGCCAAGAGGCTGCTCAGAGGCAGGCCGCTTTAACTGGCGCTCTGGGGCCAGAAGCGCAGGCACGGGCGTTTGCAGAGTATCAGGCATCCCCTGCGCTAGATTACTTACAGCGGCAGTCAGAACGCGCCCTAACCCGTCAGGCTGCGGCTCTTGGTGGCCTTGGTGGCGGTAACGTGCGTCAAGACTTGGTCAAGCTGACGGCAGACTTATATGGTCAGGACTATGCAAATCAATTTGCCCGTCTTGGTGAGATAGCACAAAGAGGCTATGGAGCCGCAGGAACATCAGCGCAACTTGGTAGCGCACAAGCTGGTACAATAGCTGGTCTTGGTCAGGCAGGGGCAACCACGGCAGCCCAGATGCAAGATGCTCTGTCTGGTAGGCTTGGAAACATTCTTGGCTCTGAAGCGCAGTACAGATTAAACACTGGCCAAAATATCTCAAATGTTATCGGCGGTGCTGCTTCCGGGATTAGTGGCTTGCAAGTTGGCGTTAGTGATGCCTACCGCAACATCTATGGTAATCTGACAGACGCACAGCTACAGACGGCAACAAATCTCGCGGCTCAATACGGTGATGCTATTGCTAACCAGTATCTTGCACAAGCTAATGCTTATCAGAACCAAGGCTCTGCATTAGGTGGTGTTTCAGGGCAGACGTACACGCCGGTTCCGGGGTATAACCTTGGCGGTGCTATAAAAGCTGGTGGTCAGGCATATGATTTGGCCAGCACCATGTTTGGCGGTAATTCTTCAGCCGCAAATGCTCAAACTGCCACAGGAGGATATTCATCATCTGGCACTGCGGCAAGCACTGGCGCTGACCCTTTCGCGGTAAGATATTTTTAAGAGACTAAGAAATGGCTAACGAATACACTTTCGGGCAAAAGTTACAGGGCATCGGTGCGGCACTAAGCGGCACTATCCCGCAGTTCCAACAGGAAATGCAGCAGCTTAGTGAGGCCAGAACCAAGGCTATGTATCAGGACGCTGGCGCGGCTTATCAGATGCTTCAGGGTAACAACTATCAGGGCATCATTGACTTAGCCAATGACCGCTTGAGCATTCTCAGGAGGCTGCCCGGTTCAGACCCATCAGATACTCAGCTGGTCTTACAGCTTGCGCAGAATGCAATGGCTGGTGACACAAATTCGCGTATGCAACTTCAGCAAATTTTAGAAGGCGCATATCAGCGCGGTATTGATTTAGGCTACACCCAATCAACAATAAGCCAGATGCCAGCAACCTTCCAATCTCGTCACATGATGGCTTTGGCGGCAGGATTCCCTGAAGGAAGTTCTGAATATAAAGACTTTATGGCTAGAGGAAGTGTTGACGAATTTACACCCGGAATCACTAGATATAGAAATGGCGTTGCTGTTCAATACTCTCGCGGCGGTAGGATGAGGGTAACAGATCAGCAAGGGAACGTAGTTACAGGGCAAGCTGCTCAAGATGCTATTCAGTCCGGCATTGATTCTGGTGTTTTAGAGGCTGGAGCAACAGCGCAGGCTACAGCGGAGGGAACATCAAGAGCAGGCTTCGCTACAGCCACCATTCAAGAAGGTCTTGATGCCGCTAAAGGTATTCCATATCTAAACAGAACTCTTGATCTTTTGAATCAAGTTGAAACTGGTGGATTTAACAGTCTCGCTCTTGGTGTAAAACGGTTCTTTGGTTTGGAAAATGCGGATGAGGCAGAACTTGATAACATTCTATCTCAAAATGTTTTAAGCCAGCTTAAACAAGTTTTTGGCGCACAGTTTACCGAAAGGGAAGGCGCACTGCTGGCAGAAATAGAAGCCAACTTTGGTAAATCAACCGAAGGCAATAAGCGCTTAATAAACCAGCTTCTCAGAAGGGCTAGATTTTACTCTGATGCCGCAATAGATCGAGCGGAGGCTAGAGGTGACTTTGAAACAGCTAGAGAAATTGAAAGATTTATGAATTTGAATCTAAGCATGGGTGGTGATACTGGTGCTGGAGATATTCCGAGAAACGCAGACGGCATATTTATGCCAACAACTGAAGAACACTTCAACGCAATGCCAGCAGGGGCTACATTTATTGATCCTGATGATGGGTCGCTAAATATAAAAGATTAGGTAATACCAAATGGGAAGATTTACCGATAGAAGCACACCTGTAGAAATTGCTACAGCGCAACGGGCAGGAAGATTTGCAAGCAGATCAACTCCCGCTCAAACAGACGACATTTCGCTTGCATTTTCTCAACTTGAGAGGATGTATGGCCCTACTGCCGCCCCACAGGTAAAAGCGTCAAGTGTGAACGAAGCAATACGCGGAACCCCGATTGCTAGAGAATTGATGGAGTTTGCAAATGCCACCAACAGGACAATGGCAGAAGCTATAGACTTTTTTGGCCCTACATTTATAAATTCTGTACTAGAAGTCGCTGGCGCTGAAGGCAGGGTGCCTACGCTAAAAGGCGCTATGCAGGAACTTGGCGCTGGCGTTGAAGGGAGGGCATACACCGAAGAAGGTAGTCTTGCTGGCGATATTGCTATCGCTACAGGTGAGGCGCTACCGCTTGTTCTTGGTGGTCAGCAGATGCTCAGGAAAGGCTTGGAAAGAACTGCACAAATGGCCCCTTCTCTTATGCCTGTTACCAGAGGGACAGCGCAACTAACAGAAATGTCATCTCAACCTTCAACCGCAAGAAGGGTTGGGCAGACGCTGGCCCAGACGACTCCTGCGCAAGATGTTGGATATACGGCGATGAGCATTGCTGGCTCTGAAGCAGGTGAAGAACTAGCCGGGCCAGTTGGTAAAGTTGCTGGAATGTTCACCGCCCCTGCGGCTGGAATCATGTTAAAAAACGCCCTGTCTGGCGGCGCAAGTAAATTTTCTGGCATGGTCAACAACTTGACTTCTATGGAAGAAACTATGGCGGGCGAGTTGTTAGCGCAAAGGATGATTGCGGAAGGTGTTACCGCTGACGAAATCGTCTCTACTCTTAGACAGCTTGGGCCAGAAGCTATCCCGGCAGACACTTTGCAGGGATTCAGGGAGATATTGCGTTACGCTATTAATGCGACAAAAGGTGTGACTGAAAGAGCCGCTAGAGGTGTTTTAGAGCCACGGCAAGCTGGTTCAGGTCAGAGAATAAGTGACGCTTTTGACACTGTAAATGCAGGCAGTCTTGATGAGTATTTAACTGCTGTAAATAATTTTACAAGCCCAAGATTACAACAACTGTACAATCAATCTGCGCAAGTAGGGCTTGCCTTACCGAAAAGACTAAGTGCTTTGTTGACATCCGGGAAAAGTTCTCTGTCTAAGGCTTTTGCGAAAGCGCAGGGTCTTGTTCAGGATATGAGGGCTTTAGGCGATCCTGTTACAAACTTCACAATGATAGACCAAACAAAGCAAATCTTGGACGATCAGATAGCAACAGCTATTAGGAACGGGAAAAGAAACAAAGTTAGAAACTTAACAAGGTTGAAAAATCTGCTTGTTGAAGAAGCTGACAAACAAATACCAACTTATGCAGAGGCTAGAAATATATTTGCTGGTGAGGCCGCCATCAAAGACGCAGGGACACTTGGTCAAGAGTTTTTCAAAACTGATAGAAGACAACTTGTTGAACTTGTTAAATCTATGACTCCGCAGGAAAAAACCGCTTATATTCTGGGCGCTAAAGAAGCATTATTTAAAAAAGTTGACAATATCAATGTGAACAGAAATCAGGCTATGGCGTTATTTGGCAAAAATGGCGATATATACAAGCTAAAAACATTGTTTGCTGATGATGCTCAATTTAATAGGTTTGTTAACGCATTAAAGCGTGAAACTGATTTCTTTATGACAAGAAACGCAGCGTTGTTTAATTCATCAACCGCTAAACAGTTAAACGAATTTGCCAGAGAACTTAGTCAGCCGCGAAACATTAAAAGACTTATGCAGGCTGCTATGAGTTTTTTTGGTAGAGGAGTTGGTGCAGCACAAGAGGTGGCGGCCATTAGTGACGGCTTGGCAGCAGAAAAAGGTAGTGAAGAATTTATAAGAGCCTTAACCAAAGCTGGAGATATACTTCTAACGCAGGGGATGAACCCGGCAAAATTGCAAGCTATTCTAAGGCGTGGTGAGGTAAAATTGATTCAGCAAGAA